CAACGCAACGGTCGGTGGCGCAGCAGTAGTCGCAGCCAACAGCGCCGAAGGCCGCATGAAACGCTTGTCGCTAACCATTGGCGAAACCAAAGAATCAATCGGCGCAGCCTTCCTGCCAATCCTTGAAAAACTGCTGCCATACCTGCAACGGTTTGCCGAATACGCGCAACGCAACAGTGACACCATCGTGAAAGTGATGCTCGCGGTCGGTGCCCTGGCTGCGGCCATTTTGGTGCTCAACACGGCAGTCAAGGTCATCACGGCCAGTCAAATCGTGCTCAACGCAGTCATGGCAGCTAACCCGGTCGGCCTGGTCGTTGTCGCTGTCGCAGCTCTTGTCGCAGGATTCATGGTGCTGGTTGAGAAAACAGGCAGCGTCAAAAACGCTTTCATGACAATGGGCAATTTCATCATGGGAATTTTTGAAGCAATCGCGAACAATTTCGTCGGCATGATCAACGCCATTATCAACGCAATCAACGTCTTGCCTGGCGTGAATGTTCCAGTGGTGCCGCGCATTGATTTGCCCCAATTCAATATTCCAGGCGGCGGAGGTACGGCTGGCGCCGGCGGCGGCACAAGCGGCCCAGATTTCGTAGAGCGACGCTTTGCGGCGCCTGTGGTGCCTGTAATCCCAGCTCCAGGCGTTGAGTTGCCTGCACCTTCGGGTGGCGGCGCTGGCGGAATTGGTGGCACGATCGGTGGGGATGGCGGTCTGAGTGAAGGAATGATTGGCATCCTGCCAATCGAGGAAGGCTTTTTTGGCGGTGGCGGTGGTGGTTTTGGCTCGGCACCCGGCAATGAAGCGCTGCTTGATGGCATGACTGGTGGCATCACCGTCATCGTCAACGCAGCCATCGCTGAAGCCAGCCTGGGCGACACAATTGTTGACGCTCTGACGGATTACAACCGGCGCAGTGGGCCGTTACAGCTGCAAATCGCGTAATGGCTTCCACAGTCGTACAGTCAGGCGATTACCTGCTCGAGCTTGATACAGGCTGGGATACCAATAGCTTCCGCCTTGATGATGCCGAAAAAGGCGTACTCAACAATGCCACGTACACGCTTGGGCCCAATACGAGTTACGCCGACATTACCGAGTACGTCACGACTATCGCCTACTCGCGCGGCCGACGCAAATCCGACTACCAATTCGGTGCGGGCATCATGACGTTCTCAATGCGCGACGAGACAGGCATCCTCGGCCCATACGACACGACCAGCCCCTATTACGACCCAGCCAACAATGAGCCTGGTTTGGCGCCAATGCGATCAGTACGCCTGAGCCGCGATGGCGAATACCTATTTACAGGCGTCGTGACTGGCTACACCTACGATTTCGCCCTGGCTGGTTACAACACCGTCAACGTGCAATGCGCCGACGAGTTCTACAAACTGGCACAAACCCAGCTCGATGAATACAACGTCAGCGCCGAAACATCAGGCCAACGCATCACCAGCGTGCTAGCCCTGCCCGAAGTCGATTACACAGGCACAACCAACATCGCGACAGGCACAGTCAATCTCGGTCATGACAGCGCCTACACGGTGCCCCAGGGCACCAACACGCTCGCATACTTGACGCAAATCAACGACGCCGAGCAAGGCCGCTTATTCGTGGCGCGTGATGGCACCATCACTTTTCAGGAGCGCATCGGCGGCACACTGGCCTCGCCAATCATCAGTTTCAAAGATGATGGCACAGGCGCCAAATACGACACCGTTGAAGTTGAGTTTGATGCCGACAACGTAGTGAATCGCGCGTATGTCGGTGCGCTTGATGGAAAAGAAGCAACGGTTACCGAATCAGCCAGCATTTCTAAATACTTTATTCAGGGCACCAGCATCACAAACAGTTTGCTGCACCAGCAAACCGAAATAAACAATTTGGCCACCTACCTGCTCGAACCCGATCCAGCGCCCCGTTACACCGCCGTAAGCACTTGGTTTGGTTTATTGACAAGCACTCAGCGCGACGATGTTGCCACGATTGACGTTGGCGACACGATTGCAATTGAGAAGCAAATACCAGGGCTCGGTAGTGCCATCAGCAGTGATTTATCAGTTGAAGGCATCGTCGGACTAATTGACGTAAATCGAGGGCATCGCATCACGTTTTACACAAGCCCAACAACCGTGCTCTATCAGCTCATATTGGATGATGCTGTGTACGGCCGACTTGATTTCAACGTATTAGGCTGATGCCATGACATTCCCAGTATTCGCCTCGGGCGATGTGCTCAATGCCAGCGACATGAACGCAGTCGGTGTGTGGCTCGTCAAAACGCAAACAATCGGCAGCGCGGTCAGTTCCGTTACGGTGACAGACGCTTTTACGACCGATTACCGTTCGTACAGAGTCGTCGTAAGCGATTGCACACCCAGCACCACGCTGAACATCAACATCACGCTCGGATCAACCGCCACAAACTATTCATGGTCGGGTTATTACGTTGACCCGGCAGTAGGCACACTAAATCAAGGCCATTCGAACGGAACGACATCTTGGCAGTCGTTTATGACGGGAACCACAGCAGGCCTTAGCGGATTCTTTGATCTCATTGACCCTTTTGAGGCACGACCAACAAAAATCTTTGCCGCCAACGCACGCGATGGCCTCACCGTTGACTACCAAGGCCTGCTCAAAGACACCACGTCATACACAGCCTTCACACTGACCACGACCACTGGCACATTGACTGGCGGCACAATTCGCGTCTACGGTTTCAAGGAGTAACAATGAAAATTCAAATTGATGGTGAAGTACGCGAAGCCACAGCTGACGAGGTTGCTCGTATTGAGGCTGACCGCCAAGCGCAAGAAGCGCGTGAAGCCCAAACTGCCGCGCTGAAGGCTTCGATTGCTGCCAAATTCGCAGCGCTTGGCCTGACAGAAGCCGAAATCAAAGCACTGGTGGGCTGATGAAGTGGCAGTACGTTTTAGAGGATTGGGCCAAAGCTTTCGTCGCTGGAAGCGTCGCCGTGCTTATCACAAGCGGTTACGATCTCGAAGGCGCGCTAAAAGCCGGGTTGGCAGCAGTACTGCCGCTGATCTACGCATGGGCAAACACGAAAGACCATAGGTACGGCCGCAAGTGAGCCGTGAAGTCAGGCCGGTGCGCCTACCAGCCGACCTGGCCAACGTGACACCAGGCGAAATCCCTGCCTACCTGCTGCGCTCCATCAGGCCTTACGGCCGGCTGCATTGGCTCGCTGCACAAGCATGGGAAGCGATGCGACGCCAAGCGCACGCTGATGGCATTAGACCGTTCAAACCGACCAGTCATGGCGACACATACCGCGACTTAGCGACACAAGAGCGTGGCTTCCTCGCTCGATACACGACAGCGCCAATCGCCAACAGCACATCAATACGCACATGGAAAGGCCAACGCTGGTATCTGAAGCCAGGGCTTGCGCCAATGGCAGTGCCTGGCACATCTACGCACAATCTCGGCCTCGCTGTCGACGTGTCAGAAGCCTCAGGCGACCGCCTGCAGTGGATGGAAGCCAACTGTCTGACGTTCGGATTTAGCTGGGAATTTAGATCAGGAGCCGAGCCTTGGCACATTCGTTATTTCAAGGCAGAATCAATACCGCCCAGGGTGCAGCGCTGGCTAGACACCCATGCAAACTGAAATCACCGTCGCCCTCATCTCTGCCGTTGCGCTCATTGTCGCTGGCGTACCGGCCGCCCTGGTTGAGCGAGCCCGACGAGAAAACGCCGACGATCACGCATACGTGCGCAAGATACTGACTAGGGTGGAAAACAAGTTAGACAACCACCTGGAGGATCACATCAATGGCTTTACGCGACGAAATAAGTCCGAAAATCAACAGGCTCGATGAGCTTGAAGTTTGGCTCAAAAAACAGTCAAATCGCAAAGAGTGGACTGACATCATCTTTGACGAGCAATACAGCTCAGGCTCTGTTGCCAAGCTGCTGACCAAGCACGGCTTTAAAGCTGACTGGAATCTCGTCTACCGATTTAGGAGCCGCCATGCCTCTAAGTGATGAGGTTGAGCAGCTGCAAACAATCGACCAGCTGCGCCAAGCGCTCAAACGGTCAAACGAACTAAACATCCGACTGAAGCACAAGACCGGCGAACTTGTCGCGGCCGTGCACCAAGCCGCCAAAGACGCAGCCCTGGCAACACCGCCAGTCAAGGTCAAACCGCCAGCAAAAGACACGCGCAAAGGCAAAGCCGAAGTCGCCCTAATCCATTGCACGGATTGGCAGCTTGGTAAAAAGACCGTCAGTTACGGCAAACAAACCTGCGCACAACGCATTGAGCAATTTATTGACAAGAGCTTGCACATCACCAACATTCAGCGCAAGCACCATCCGGTACGCGACTGCGTGCTGTTTCTCGGTGGCGACATGGTTGAGGGTTTGGGCATCTTTCCAGGCCAAGCATGGGAAGTTGACGCGTTGCTGTATGAGCAGCTGTTCACCACGTCGCACATCATTGCTCAAATCATCACGACACTGGCAGCCAACTTTGAGTCAGTGCGCGTCGTCTGCGAGTACGGCAATCACGGCCGCATCGGCCGCAAAGGCGAAATGCCTGGCGGCGACAACGTAGACCGCATCGCCTACGAAATTGCCAAACACAAAGTCGGCCACCTGGTCAAAGACTGGCAGGCCTCAGACTCGTGGTATCAAATTGCCAAAATTGGCAATTACAAAGCGCTACTCGTGCACGGTGACGAAATCAAGAGTTTCGGCGGCAACACACCAGCCTTCGGCATCCTGCGCAAAGTCAATGCTTGGGCTGGTGGCGTCATCGAGGACTTTCACGACTGCTACATGGGCCACTGGCACACACCAATGAGCCTTACCATGAGCAATGGCGGCCGCATTTTTGTGACCGGCTCACCGGAATCGCACAACGAATACGCGCGCGAATTCGTGGCAGCCACCGGCATACCGTCACAGCGCCTGCACTTCATTGATCCAGACAAAGGCCGAGTCGCGGCAGAATACGTCGTATGGCTCGACTAGAGCACCCCCTCGTGCTGGTCACCTGGCATGACGCCCACACCATTGACAACGACGAATGGCACGAGCTGGCCGACCTGACCGACGAGCCATGCGTGGTGCAGTCAGTGGGCTGGCTGCTCTCCAAACGAAACGCCAAGCACCTAATACTTGCCCAATCCCTGACTGATGACAAAGGCGTGGACAACGTGCTATTCATCCCGGCTCGAATGGTACGAAAAGTGGTAAGGCTGCAAATCCCCCACAAGCGCCGAAAAGTGCGCTAAGGTGAAATCAGCCGTTGGAGGCGGCCAATAATGACCACACTTATCACCTATGAAATACTGACCGGATTGTGTCAGGAAACTGGGCAACAGTTTCATCTCGTAGTATTCCGTGACCAGGAAGGTGCCGTATTGAAGGCCCAACTGCGTTACCGATTCAACGCAGACGACGACTGGAGCGAACCATCAAAGCTCACCCACCAGCCCCCAATCGAACCCATGCACCCGAGCGTCGCATGAACCCCATCGTCACGATTCTTGCCTCGGCACTCTTTACCGGCGCGGTAGGAGTGATGGTCACGCAAGATCCAAAAGTGGATACTTGGGGCCTCGTGTCGGCCTCCACCGCTTACTCCCCGGTGGAGGCTGGCACGCCACCAGTCTCAGACACCCGCCAGGATGCCCCCATTGCCCTCTACGAGGGCCCAGGTTGCGCCGAATGGGCCGATGCGGCCCTTCGGGGCGGCTTTCAGCCCCATGACCTGAGCACCGCCCTTCAGGTCATGGAGCTGGAGTCGGGCTGCCTACCGGGCGCCATCGGCGACAACGGCCAATCATTCGGCCTGATGCAAATCAACGACTACTGGTGCACGCCAAACCAATACTGGCCGCGCGGCTACCTACAAACGCAGGCCATCCTTGATGACTGCGCAGAACTACTTGACCCACTGACAAACCTGTGGGCCGCATGGCACATTTCAAGCCGGCACGGCTGGCAGAACTGGACAACCTATGCGCGTATTTCTCAATGACCTGATTTTTGGTGTCCTCGTCATCGGCTACCTTGTGGCAACCATGATTTACCTTGTCGTCACCCACGAGAGGAAAAAGCAGCGTGACAACTAGACCCGATCCAGGCGACGCCGCATACGTCGCCTGGCAGCTGACCAAAGACGGTGAGCGCATGAAACAGTACGGTCATCCTTGGAACGATTACACCATGGTGCGTCGACTGTTCAGCACGCTGACGAATTACAAGCACAATTTGACCGTGCAAGAGGCCGCGCTATTCATGGTGTGCGTCAAACTGGCCCGGCTGATGAAATCGCTTGACGTGGAAAAGATGCACGAGGATTCACTCATTGACGCCATTGGCTATTTGAACTGCCTGCACATGATTGATGCCAAAGACCAACTTAAAGACGCGCCCAAGCACATCATTGGCGACATGGTCGTGGAATGGGAACGATGACCAGCCCACAAAAACGCAAAGGCCACGCAGCCGAACTCGCAGTCGTCAAATGGCTACGCGCACACGGCATCATGGCCGACCGTATCCAAGCAGGCACACACGCCGACAAAGGCGACGTGACCGGGTGGCCTGGCGTCGTCATTGAAGTCAAAGACCGCAAAGCACACTCATGGCACGGCTATTTTGAACAGCTACGCACACAAGTCGTCAATGCCAACGCTTACACAGGCGTCATCATTGCCAAACGCCCTGGGCTCACTGACGTGGGCGAATGGATGGCTGTGATGCCGGTCAAAGAATGGTTTGAACTAATGCAACTACTGGAGGACACAAACAAATGAGCTTCAACCTTGACAACTACGTTGACGTACCAACACGCCTACGCATGGCGCTGGAAAAGTACCCCGATCTACGCATCCAAGAATCACAGCCCACATTCCGTGAAGTCAACACGAAGCTTTACATTGAGATTTGCTGCACCGTCTGGCGCGACAAAGACGACCCGAAACCAGTCATCGCTTACTGCTGGGAGCCATTTCCGGGCACCACGCCATACACGCGCGATTCAGAGCAAATGAATGCCAGCACATCAGCACTGGGCCGCGCGCTCGGCATGATGGGCTTCGGCATCGAACACAAGATGGCCAGCAAACAAGAAGTGCTAGCACGCCAACAGGAAGTGCCAACCGTGACCGAAGTACCAGCCGTGTATGACAACGGCGACCCGGTGCCTGATCCGTTCAACGACAAGCAGCAAACCACCAACGTGGTGCAATTCAAGAACCCCAAAGGCAAGGCCTCCGATAAACAGATTGGCATGATTCGAGCCCTGGCACGAGGCAAAGGCTTCGGCGCAGGCAAACCCACGCTCGATGGCATCGCCGCCATCATCGGCCGCGAAATCAAGCTCTACGACGAACTCACCAAAGTTGACGCATCAAAGGTGATTGACGCCTGGAAGTAGCCATACGACAACTTCAGTAGCCAGTCTCACTGGTGTGCTCAGGCCACGCGACCTGACGTAGGTGCAAATCCTCGGTGACTCATCATCATCAGTTAGCCCATTAGAAGGGCGTGTCAGCCCATGCAAACAGATCCATTGCGTGGCAAGTGTGAACCGTGCTTAACCAACGGTCGGGTCTGGAGCCCGGGGGAACTACGCCCTGAGACAATCGCCCTTGACACACATACCACAGACATACCAAACACAAACCGAGTAGCCTGACGCACAGTGAGATTCAATGATGCGCGCCGATAGCAACCGAGCGCAGCGAGGGCGCTAGGCCAAGCGAAGCGCGGCAGCAAAACCCCATGCCCTCTAAGAACAGACGCCCTCGACAAACAGGCGAGTACCACAAAAACAGGCGCATCATCCTGGCCGACAAACCCCGGTGCCATTGGTGCAAGAAACGACAGGCAACGGAAGCTGATCATCTAATTGAGATTGACAGAGGTGGCAGCAACGCGCTTGACAACCTCGTGCCTGCGTGTAAGCAATGCAACGGTCGACGCGGCGCCAACTACAAGGCAGCCAAACAGCGGGCCAAGATGGCCGCACGCCCAGGCGCAAAGCCGGTTGCACCTCGACAGCGACAAAAGCCGAAACGCAATCAGAATTTTTTGGATCAACATCAGCAACTGCCCCCGCGCCCATCACTCTCTTTATCCAAAGGGAAAGCGCTTGAACGGAAAGGGAAAGGTCATGACCAACCGCGAATTGAAACGATCGTGCAGGATGCGGCCGGCTCGTATGGGCCAAA